TGGTATAATTATATAATATACAATAAAACGCTGATAATCATTGATTTAACAGCGTTTATTTTTATTTTATTTTACTTATAGGGAAAAAATAGGGAAAGCTTTTTCTAATTTGTTCTGAAGGTCTATTTTCATATTAGCAGTGACATGTGTATAAATGCTAAGAGTTATACTGGTGTCTGAGTGACCTAACCTTTCTGATATAACTTTGATAGGTACTCCTGCCTCAATAAGTAAGGCTACGTGTGTATGTCTGAACATATGAGATGTTATATTTTGAATGCTTAAATGATTAAGAATCGTGTTGTAGTGAACCTGGAATATAAATTCATCACTTGATATAAAATCGTGAAGGATACCTAACACATAATCAGATACTTCTATAGTTCTGATACTACTTAATGTTTTAGGAGCTGATATTAGACCACTTCTCAACTTAGTTTTATTAACAGATATAGTTTTATTATCAAAGTCTACATCTTTTGGAGTTAGTGCTAATACCTCCCCGATTCTTAACCCCGTGTGTAATTGAACTATAACTATATTTCTTACGGTGTTGTTTTTTATTTTTGCTAAAATATCAGGGATCTCATCTTTTTCTAGATATTTTATTTTTTGTAGCTTTTCGGCTTTTTCTTCTTTGGTAAGCTTAAATTCTAAATTGATATCAAAGTTTTTAACATAGTATTTTTTTATAAACTTAAATAAGTTGTTGAACAGTCTAACCATAAATTTAATGGCTTCTGGAGAATACTGACCCCTAAACTCAATCAGCATCTTTTCATATTTAATCTTGGTTATATTCTCTAACTTTTCATTATCATCTAATTTTTGCAAATACGATTTATAAATTAAATATGAATGATGGGTTAGTGTAGCTTTCTTGAATTCCAGGAATTTCTCTTTATAAAATCCTAATGGTTTGTTAACAACTTCAGGATTTAATAGTTTCTCTATCTTCTCTTGTAATTCATCGTATGCTTCTTTCTCAGTAGCTCTAGTTTTATTATTTTTAACAACTGATACTCGACGTGTTTTCCCATTGAGATCCTTGTATGATTGTACATATCTGTATTTTCCATTATGAGTTATTTCTCTATACATAAAATACACATCCTTTCTTGATTAGATAAGATGTGTATGATATACTATTTATATTAAGCATTTGTGTATATCTTACACATCCTTTAAACTCACAACTCTTGGCGGGGGCGTGAGTTTTTTTATTTGTAAATTATCAACACGAAATTCACACGAAAAAAAGCTTTTATAATAGGCTTTAAGGGGTTTTATATATTTAAATCAACACGAAAACAACACGAAAAACCCTATTCAACGTTTGAAATTTTATCGAAGAATTCTATAATACTTTTAGCTGTTCCCACGCTTCCTTTGTAAGTCCAGCTATCTTTTTTAACAGGTTTATCGATTAAATTAATAGAGTAAATTCCCTCATTATTACCAGTTACTGTAATTTCTATTTTTAATTCAGTAACTTGATTTTCAAGTTTTTTCTTACCTGTTAGGCCTCCGATTAACATTCCTGTAGGGCCTAATAATAAACCTCCTGCTGCAACTCTTCCGACTGATACACCACCTTGAGCTACTTTGGCACCATCCTCAATAAGTTTATAATCAACTAACTCATCGAATTTAAATACTCTAAAAAAATCATTACTTAATTTAAACATCTCAGAAATCTCATCAAATGTTATATAAATAAATGATTTTGTTTTTTTAAACTCTTTTCTTCTTCTTAAGTTCTCTTTGGTAGCCTCTTTATCTTTGAGTTTAGCTAATTCTTTTTCTTGTTTCTTTTTCTCTTTTAGTTCTAACTCTTTTTGCTTACGCTCCTGTTTAAGTCTTTCTTTTTCTGGATCTTTTTTAAAAAACATAATATTTATTCTCCTTAATTAATATCTACTTTAAATATTCTAAAATTTACGTCTTAGCTCTACAACTTTACCTATTATTGTAACTGGTAAACTCGCTATTTCTTCGTTAGTATAAAACGTAGGAGTATAGCTGCTGTTGTTAGGTATTAGCATAATTCCATTGTTAGAGCGTTCGTATCTCTTGCACGTTGCATCATCCCCATTAACCATTGCTATTACTGTGTCCCCGTTATCTGCTGTGCTTTGCTTTCTTACTATAACTATATCCCCATCAGTAAGGATTGGCAGCATAGAATCCCCCTTTATCTTCAAACCGAAGAACTCCCCTTGATTTTCCCAACTTTTTGGTATTTCTTCATAATCTAGTATATCTTCAACCGCAGATATAGGAATACCTGCAGGAACAGTTCCTAAAACTGGGATTTTAACTCCTTGAGGTTTTTGTTCTTCTTCCCAACCCATAAGGTATTCAATAGATGTGTTTAGATATTTCGCAATTTTTTCTAACCTATCAGTTGGTAGTTTTTTAGTATTACCGTCTTCATATCTTTTTATTGTAGTTTCGTGTACTTGTAAAAAATCTGCAATTTCTTTTCTAGATATTTTTCTTCTTTTTCTAGCTTCAAAAATTCTTTGTCCTACATTAGTTTCTTTCATTGATTCCACCACCTTTTACAAATATAATTTTAACATTTTAGTTGTAAAAACGCAAGTTATTTTTAAAAAATAATAAAAAACTTGCAAAAAAGTATTGACAAGATAAAAAAAATGGTATAAAATTAAAATTGCAAAAACGCAAGAAAAGGAGGTGAGATTTTGGATTACGATTTATTAAAAGTAAAGATGAAAAAAAATAAGATTACGTATGAGACTATGGCAAAATTATTAGGACTAACATTAAATGGTTTCGCAAATAAAATCAACCAGTGTAATTCAAGTGGATTTTATGTTGATGAAGCAAATTTAATTAGAAAAGAATTAAACTTAAGTCAAGAAGAAGCGTTCACTATTTTTTTTAACAATTAACTTGCATTTTCGCAAGAATACAACCAAATTAAACCCTCCCTTATTTCAAGAGAGGAGAAAGGAGGTGTGTGGATGGAGATAAAGAAAATTATATTTCTAGATGATACTTACCTAGAAGATTGTACTTTATCAAACGATATTCCAAAAGAAATAGCCGAAGTATCAAGTAGCTTTGTAAAAATAACTACCGATAAATCGACTATACAATATGTAAATTTAGATTACATACAACTAATTATACCTAAGAATTTAAAAGTTATTTCTTCTTAGATGTTTTAGTTTGTGATAAAGCACTACCTGCTACTGATTTAGAATTTTTACTAGATCTACCATCACGTAAAATTTTACTAGCTTTAGTAGCAACACTCTTAGATGTTTGTTTTCTATTTACCATTTATAAAATTCCCCTTTCTAAAGTATTAAGTATTTCATCGAAAAGGTTTAGTAGTAGAATTTTATTTCCAGGAAATACTCAAATAAATTATAGCACGAAAGTAAAGAAAGGTCAAATTATTATGAAAGAGTTTTACAATGCGTTAAAAAAGCGTTTAGAAGAAACGGACATGTCTGTATATAAGTTGTCGAAGGAAACAGGAATATTTCAGCAAACATTATATGCTTTAGTCAATGGCAACACATCTAATCCTAGACTAGATCACGCTGTTAAAATAGCGAAAGTTTTAGAAATAGATTTAAATAAATTGAAAGAAGGTGTTTAAATGCAAGAACCTTACAATGCTTATTTAGATAAGATAAAAAATCCGTCTGACTGGGTTAAAAGAAATGACTTACGGAAATTTCTAGAAATGGATAAATCAAAAGACAAGTTCAATAAATTTATTAAAGAAATTGAAGGACTTGAAGATTCTCATTTATTTATCCAGGGGACTTTAACAACAAACAAAACTTTTAATAAAGTTAGAATTTATAACTATATTAATCAAAAAAATAGAGAAAGGGAACGACAAAATGCTTAAAAGAAAAATTAAAAAAGATAAATTAAACGTTATATATTGGACTGTGGCTGTTGTGAGTATTTGTTTCTTGACATTAACAAATGTTGATTGGCAATTAATCGGAGGAATAGCAACCGGATTAATAGCAATAATTCAATTCTTATTTGATAAAGATTTTGCTAAAAAATATTTTAATTAGGAGGCTGATATGAATAAATTTGAATTACACAAAACATTAACTGAGCTTCAGGAATTACAAAGAAAAGTAGATAGCCATATCAAGATATGGAATAGGCAACACATAGAAACAGCTCTTTGCGAGGAGTTTCACGAATGGTACAACGCTATAGGTCTTTTTAAAGATTGGAAGTTAAATAAAACTTCTAGAGAAAAACAACTAGATGAATTAGCTGATTGTTTAGCTTTTACATTATCTTTACTTAATGATGATAGACATGTTTACAGCATAGAGAGATGTAGATTCATTCTGAAAAGAATATCTAATAGAGATCACAAAAAAGCAATGTTAAATGAAATTGAAACAGGATATCTATTTAATAAAAGAGTTGGTAATACTGTTTATATTCAAACTTCTGAATTTGCATTAGAGCTAATTCTTGATATAGCAATGCTTTATTATTCACTAGATGAATTATTTGAAGCTTATAAGAAAAAATCAATGGTTAATATCCAACGCCAAAAAGAAGGATATTAAATAAAAAAATAGCCGTTTAAAACAACGACTACTTAATTAAATTTTCAACTATAAAATAACATAAAAAAGGAGAAATTGCAAGTGGCAAAAGATAATATTAACCCAAATCACTATAAATTTGGAAATTTTGAAACAATAGATTTAATTCAGGAAGTAGTAGAAGATTTTGGCAGTGTGTGTCAAGCTAACATACTGAAATATGGAATAAGAGCTAATAGAAAGCATGATAACCCAAAAGATGACATCAATAAAATAATTAGATATTGTGAGTTTTGGTTGAACGATATAGAAGGTGTAAAAGCTAGAGAGAAACGTTCTGAAGAAACTAATCATCAAGAAGATTTCAGCCCATTTGATAAGCTGCACAGCCTTCTAAATGACCAGGAGAAGGAGCTACTTAAAGATAAGAATATTAAAGTAATTCATTTAAATGGATTAAAAATGTTAGAAGATTTTATTAAAGAACAAGAGGGTAGACGTAATGGCAAACATGAGATTAACAGATAAGCTAAAAGAATTACGATTTACATCTAATAAAATTGATGAATGCTTAAGCTTAATTGAATTTGATAGTTTAGAAAGAAGAAAATTAAGAGAAGCAATGGATATATTAGATAATAAAGTCTTTGAATGGGAGGAGTTTAAAAATGAGGAAGAATGTTGGAGTTAATTTAACTCAAGCAATAAGAAACTATATTTACTTAAATCCTGGTTGTACTAAGTATGATTTAGTTAATGATCTCGGTATTCCTTACGACAAAATGAGAATGCCAATTAGTAAGTTAAAAAGGAACGGAGAAATATTAGTCGAAAATGGCTGTTATTCGGCTCTGGAAAGTTTGTCGTATTTAAAAGTGTATAATCAAACACCCGATGAATTTTCAAGAAGGGAATATCTTAAAAAATTAGTAGATGTAGTAATAAACAATATTCAAGAATGTACTGACCACAATGTTAAAATTCAGTATATTCAAGAAGGCAGAAGATTATTAAAAGATTTAAAATAAAAGGAGATTAGAAAAATGGATTTAAACGTAAATGTAAATGTGATTATAGCAAGTAAAGATGATGTAGTTTTATTAGAAGATGTCCTGTCTAAATTAGGAAAAGGATCTTATGCAGGAATTTCTCAGGTTGTAACTCCGGATATTGTTCAACCAGTTACACCAGTAGAGCCTACAGCACCTACACAACCAGTTACACCAGTAGCACCAACACAAACAGCTACACCTGTAGAGCCGGTAGCACCAACTACTCAAGTACCTGTAAGTGAAAAAACTTATACTTTAGAAGATATTCAACGTGCTTCAGCTGCTCTTGTTCAAGGAGGTAAAATCGCTCAATTACAAGCACTGCTACAGCAATTCAACGCTATATCATTAGCACATCTTTCTCAAGATAATTTTGGAGCATTTGCACTTAAATTAAGAGAATTAGGAGCTGATATTTAATGGCTGATATTAATCACAAAGAAAGGGCGCATGCAAAGCTTAGTGCTAGTGGTGCTAGTAGGTGGGCTACTTGTCCTGGCAGTGTACAGATGGAGGAGGGAATTCCTGATAAAGAATCTGTATATGCTCAAGAAGGTACACTGGCCCACGAGATGAGCGAGTTAAAGCTCAAGCACTATTTAGACCCTAATGGGTTTGGCAAAAGAAAGCTAAATGCGGCCATCAAAAAATTAAAAGAAAACGAGCTATATCAGGCTGAGATGGAATCTTACACAGATAATTATGTAGATTTTATAAAAGAAAAAGCCTTAAGCTTTCCATCTAATCCTTATATTGAGATTGAGAAAAGGGTTGACTTTTCTAGATGGGTAGATGGTGGGTTTGGAACTTGTGACTGTGTTTTAATTCACGGTTCAACACTTTCAATCATTGACTTGAAATATGGAAAGGGCGTTCCTGTCTCAGCTGAACAAAATGAACAGCTAATCTTATATGCATTAGGAGCTTATGATGCTTTTAACCTAATCTACAACCTAGATAAAATTGAACTGAATATTGTACAACCTAGAATTAATAATTTTTCTACCTGGGAAATATCCCTAACTGAATTGTTATTGTGGGGAGATTATTTCAAAGTTCAAGCTGAAAAAGCATTAGGAGGTAACGGGGAGCTAGTTCCATCAGCTAAAGCTTGTAAGTTCTGTAAGGCAAGAGATATTTGCACCGCAAGAGCTGAGAATAATTTATCATTAGAATCTGAAATAAAGTTAAAACCTAATGAGATCCCTAAAGATAAATTATATGAATACATCTCAAGAGGAGAAGATATTGCTAAATGGGTGGCTGATTTAAAAGCTTATGCTTTGGATATGTGCCTTAAAGGAGAAGATGTAAAAGGACTTAAGGCGGTGGCCGGAAGAACTTCACGCTCTTGGACTAATCAAGATGAGGCAATTAATAAATTAATAGAAGGGGGTATAGATGAGGCAATAATATATGACAAAGTTCCGTTAACCTTAGCTAAATTAGAAAAAGCGTTAGGTAAACAACAATTTACAGCTTTAGTAGGAGATATGGTCGTTACTAGTGAAGGTAAACCTACTTTAGTTTTCGAGAATGACAAAAGACCAGCAATAACAAATACAGTAAATGCGACAAGCATTTTTAAACCATTAAATTAATATATTAAAGGAGATTTTAAAATTATGACAACAGAAACAACAGCAGTAGTACAAAACGTGAGATTAAGTTATGTAAATGTATTTAAACCATATTCAAATAATCCGGATTTACCGGCTAAATATAGTACAACAATTCTATTACCAAAAAGCGATTTAGCAAGTAAGCAAAGATTAGATGCAGCTATTCAAGCAGCAGCTCAAAAAGGTTTAAATGAAAAATGGAACGGAGTAATGCCTCCGGTTGTAGCTAATCCTATTCATGATGGGGACGGGGTTAAACAAGATGGTACTCCTTTTGGAGATGAGTGTAAAGGTTGCTGGGTATTTACAGCAAGTTCAAACGCTGATAGACAACCTCAAATAGTTGACCAAAATGTTCAACCGATATTAGACCAGTCTCAAATATATTCAGGAGTTTATGCTAATGTAGCAATTAATGTTTTCCCTTATATGCACACAGGGAAAAAAGGTGTAGGGTTTGGTTTAACTCACATTCAAAAAGTAAGAGATGGGGAAGTATTAGGAGGTGCACCTGTAGCAGCTGACAAATTATTTACAGCTTTAGGCGGTGCAGCTAATCCGAACCCGTTCCCTAATCCGCAACAAGCAGCAGTGCAACAACCTCAACAAAATCAAAATACTTTTGGTGTAGATCCTATTACTGGATTACCACTTTAACAAAAGTATCGGGGGGTTATCCCCCCTTATGATTTTAGGAGGAAATTATGCAACATTTAAATATAGATATTGAAACACGTAGCAGTGTTAACATTTCTAAAAGTGGAGCTTATAAATATGCTCAATCTGAAGATTTTGAGATTTTGCTATTTTCTTACAAACTAAACGATGACCCAACTAAAATAGTTGATTTGAAACAAGGAGAAAAAATCCCTGATAATATCCTAGAATTACTAAATAATCAGAATTGCATTAAGCATGCTTACAACGCAGCTTTTGAATGGTATTGCCTTAATCAGGCTGGATATACAACGAGTATAACTCAATGGAGATGTACAATGTTTCACGCAACATATTTAGGATTGCCTGCTGGATTAGGAATGACTGGTAAAGCAATAGGAATTTCAGAAGACAAGAAAAAGCTAACAACAGGTAATAGATTAATTCAATATTTTTCAGTTCCTTGTAAGCCAACTAAATCTAATGGTGGTAGAACTTGGAATGACCCACACCATGACTTAGATAAATGGAAGCTTTACCGTGAATATAATATGCAAGATGTGGAGGCTGAATACACGATATATCAATATTTAAAAGCCTTTGAAGTTCCTGCAAAAGAACAGAAGCTGTGGGAAATGGATATCTTGATGAATGCTAACGGCGTTAAAGTTGATAAATTGTTAGTTGATTCAGTTCTGAGAATCGATGCTGAAAGTACTGAGAAATTAACTGATGAGGCTCAGAAGATAACAGGCCTTGATAATCCTAATAGTATAACTCAGCTGAAAAGCTGGGTAGAAAGCCAAATAGATGAAGATTTACCAGGACTTACAAAAGGTGATATATCAGACCTTTTATCAAGGGATAATTTACCTTTGAAGGTTAAAAGAGTTCTAGAGATAAGGCAACAATTAGGAAAAACTAGTGTTAGTAAATATGCAGCTATGGAAAACGCAATGTGTAAAGATGATAGAGTAAGAGGGTTACTACAGTTTTACGGAGCTAATAGGACTGGCCGCTGGGCTGGTAGATTAGTTCAAGTTCAAAACCTACCTAGAAACTATATCAACACATTAGATGATGCTAGAGATCTTGCAAAACACGGAAACTTTGAAGGGCTTAAGCTCTTATATGGCAACGTTCCGGATATCCTAAGTCAGTTAGTAAGAACAGCTTTTATAACTAGTAAAGATAAGTTTATAATAAGTGATTTTAGTGCAATTGAGGCAAGAGTTATTGCCTGGCTTGCTGGGGAAGAGTGGGTTAATGAAGTATTTGCTACTCACGGTAAAATCTATGAAGCTACAGCAAGCCAAATGTTCAACGTACCTATTGATAAGATTAAAAAAGGGAACCCTGAGTACAGCTTACGTCAAAGAGGTAAAGTTGCAACCTTGGCCCTTGGATATCAAGGTGGAGAATCAGCTTTAATAGCAATGGGAGCTGATAGAATGGGGCTCTCAAGTGAAGAATTAACAGATATTAAAGTTCGTTGGAGAGATGCAAATAAAAATATTGTCCGTTTGTGGTATGCAGTAGGAGATGCTGTTATTCAAGCTATGAATGGCAACGGAACTCAATTTGTTCAGTGCTTAGAAATTAGAAGGGAATGGGATATGATGTACGGTTTAGATTTTATATCTGTTAAATTGCCTAGTGGTAGAAAACTGTTTTATCCTAAACCATTTTTACAGCAAAACAAATTCAATAAAGATGCTCTACATTATTACGGTGTTAACCAAACAACTAAGAAATGGGAAGTTAACTCTACATACGGTGGAAAGCTAGTCGAGAACATAGTTCAGGCAATAGCAAGGGATTGTTTAGCTGAAACCCTGATGAGATTATACGATAGAAATTATGAAGTAGTAATGCATATTCACGATGAAGTGGTAATAGATGCTTACGATGATGAAAAACTAGAAGATGTAAATAATATTTTAGCTGAGCCAATACCTTGGGCTCCAGGATTAATATTAAAAGGTGCTGGATTTGAAACTAAATATTATATGAAAGATTAAGAAAGGAGGTTAAAAAGTGCAAGCAAATAGAATATTAGGAATTGCTAAGGCAAATCACAGAAAAGCGACTATATGGCAAAACACAGATATTAGTTGGTTAGATTTTGTGGAAACTTTAAAATCTCCTGTTAGAACTCTAGAGAAATATGATGAATTTCTTAAGCTTAAAAAGTCAGAACAAGATGAATTAAAAGATGTTGGAGGCTTTACTGGTGCTAAGTTATTAGATGGCCGAAGAAAAGCAACTAATATAATAAGTCGTGATGTTGTATGTTTAGACCTTGATAATATTCAACCTAATATGACTGATGACATTCTAAAAAGAGTAGGTGCCTTAGGTTGTACAGCGGTTGTGTATTCAACAAGAAAACATAGCAATTATACACCTAGATTAAGGGTTTTAATTCCTCTTGATGAAAGCTGTACACCTGATGAATACGAGCCAATAGCTAGAAAGTTAGGTAGTTTATTAGGGATAGAAAATTGTGACCCTACAACATTTGAGGTTAACAGATTTATGTACTACCCGTCCTGTTCATCAGATAGCGAGTACATTTATCAGTTTTATCCAGGTCAATTTTGCAGTAGAAAAGGCGTGCTTAATATGTATGCTGATTGGACTGATATCACGACTTGGCATCATGTTCCTGGTCAAGATACTAGACAAAAACAGCTACTTGCAAGGCAACAAGACCCGCTGACAAAAAACGGATTAGTTGGTGCTTTCTGTAAGGTGTACGATATCACAACAGCTATACAAACTTTCATACCTGGACTTTATGAGGCAACCTCAAGTCCGGATAGATATACTTTCACAGGTGGGACTACCTCAGGTGGTGCGGTGCTATATGATAATAAATTCTTATACTCACACCACGCTACAGATCCATGCAGTGGCCAACTAGTTAATGCATTTGACTTAATCAGAATTCATAAGTTTAGTAACCTAGATGAACATGTTAAGGATGGTACTCCGGTTAGTAAATATCCTTCTTACTCAGCTATGAAAAAACTAGCTCTTGCTGATGATAAGGTAGCAGCGTTATTAAATAGTGAGCTAATATCAAATGCTAAAGATGTATTTGATGTAGTAGGGGATGATGATAATCAAAACGATGATGAGCTTGACTGGCTAACGAAGCTTGAGAGAAATGAAGAAGGTAGAATCCAAAAGACTATCAATAATATAGTTTTAATCCTGGAGAATGACCCAAATTTAAAAGATAAAATAGCTATTGATATATTCAGCAACAGAGGGTTAGTGTTTGGTAAGCTGCCATGGGATAGACATTATGATGCAAGCAAGGATCACAGGGACTGGTCAGAAGTTGATGATGCATCTTTTGCTAGATACCTAGAAAGTGTATATAAGATAACTGGTCAAGATAAACAGGATAAAGCCTTATTAATAGTAAGTGATGGTAACAGAATAAACTATGTAGAGCGTTACCTAACATCTCTTACCTGGGACGGAGTGCCTAGAGTTGATACTCTTCTTATCGATTATTTCGGAGCGGAGGACAATGCATTTACAAGGGAAGCTATTAGAAAAAGTTTAGTAGCTGCTGTAGCAAGGGCCATTGTTGGTGGTGTAAAGTTCGATGTAATGACAATTCTAGCAGGGCCTCAAGGAGTTGGTAAAAGTACATTCTTTTCTATATTAGGTAAAGACTGGTTTAATGACAGCTTACAAACTTTTGAAGGTAAAGAAGCTTCTGAACTTATCCAGGGTAGCTGGATTGTAGAAGTAGGAGAGCTTACAGCAATGAATAGACATGATACAAACGCAATTAAGCAATTCCTAAGTAAAAGAGAGGATATCTACAGGGAAGCTTACGGAAGACGTACAAGTAAATATCCTAGAAGATGTGTTTTTTACGGAACTTCTAATGATGATGAGTTTCTAAAAGACCCAACAGGTAATAGACGTTTTTGGCCAATAGATATTTGCTTAGGAGAGATTAAAAAAAGCGTTTGGGATGATTTACCTAATGAAGTTGATCAAGTGTGGGCTGAAGCATATACCCTGTTTGTAATGGGGGAAAGCTTACAACTTAGCAAGGAGGCCGAAGAGTTGGCCAATATGGCACGGGAGCAGCATAGAGAGGTTAATATGCGAGAAGGATTAATTAAAGAATTCCTTGACAGGCCTATATTACCTGACTGGTATTCACTAGATAAGAACAAAAGGATTTCATTCCTATCCGGAACTTATACAGCTGATGATTCACAACTGGTATTTAGAAATAAAGTATGTGCAGCTGAGATTTATGAAGAGTGTTTACGTGGAGATATTAAGTATATGAAACGACAAGAAGCTAAAGAGATAAATCAAATAATTAGTAATATAGTTGGGTGGGTTAAGGAAGAAAAAACATCAAGATTTGGAGTTTACGGCCCTCAAAAAGGGTTCCGTAGGGTGTAACTTTGGGGTGTAACTTTCTAATTTCAAAGTTACAAATCAAAAATTCAAATGTAACTTTGGTGTAACTTTGAAAAAATACAAAACGTGATTATATCAACGTTTATCCGTATCGAGTGTAACTTTAAATGGCTAAGTTTACACCCAAAGTTACACCTCATAAACGTTGATATAATAGGCTTAAATAGAGTTTTATATATACTTTTGTAACTTTAAATTCCTTATAATTTATAAAAATAAAGAAAATATAGAAATTATAGGAATATATACCCCCTTATAAATCTATAATATCTATAATCTCTATGTTTTATATACTTATAGGGAAAAATAAAGTTACAAGTTACAAATTCAAATTTTGAAATTTTTAAAGTTGACATGAGGAAAGAAAATGTTAGAAAGGCAAATTGAAAAATATTTAGTAAAAAAAATTAAGGATAGAAAGGGCCTATGTTTAAAATTTGAATCCCCTGGATATTCAGGTGTGCCTGACAGAATTATCATATTGAAAGATAGGCCGGTTGCATTTGTAGAATTGAAAAGGCCTATAGGTGGAAGATATTCAGCAAGGCAAAAATTAGTAGAAAGAGATTTTAACAGATTAGGCCAAATAGTTTATAAAGTAAAAAATAAAGAAGAAGTAGACATGTTAGTAGAGGAGTTGATATCGTGAGAGAATTCATCCCACACAAATATCAGTTAACAGCAATTAATCATGTTATCAATGTTCCAAAATGTGGGCTGTTCCTGGATATGGGATTAGGAAAAACAGTATCAACATTAACAGCAATTAAGGAATTAAAATACAATAGATTTCAAGTTAACAAAGTGTTGATTATAGCACCTAAAAAAGTAGCTGAGGGGACATGGTCAAAAGAAAAAGATAAATGGAATCACACAAAAGATTTTAGAGTTAGCCTGGTGTTAGGAAGTCAACAAAAGAGAATTAAAGCACTTAGCGTTAATGCTGATTTATATATTATCAATCGTGAGAATATTCCATGGTTGGTAGATTATCTTAGAAATGACTGGTATTTTGATACAGTAGTGATTGATGAAAGTAGTGGTTTTAAAAATAGCAGGAGTAAGAGATTTAAAGCTTTAAAAATGGTATTACCAAAGATTAATAGATTAATAGCGTTAACGGGTACTCCTAGCCCAAATGGAGTGGAGGATTTATGGGCTCAAATTTATCTATTAGATCAAGGAACTAGATTAGAAAAATACATTACACATTTTAGGGCCAAATATATGGAGCCTAATAAAAGGAATAGAAGTCAGATTTTTGACTATAAAATAAAAGATGGAGTTTATGACAGTATCATAAATAAAATATCTGATATTTGTATAAGCATGAAGTCAGAAGACTATCTAGAATTACCTGATTTATCTTATAACGAGATCCCGGTAATTTTAAATGATAAAGCAAGAAGAGATTACGACAAAATGGAGCGAGATTTTGTACTTGAGCTTGAAGGTGCTGAGGATGAAATAACAGCGGTTAACGCAGCAGCATTATCTAACAAGCTATTACAAATAAGTAATGGAGCTGTATATGATAGTGCTGGAATATATACAGAGGTACATGATGCGAAAATTGAAGCTTTCCTAGAATTAGTTGAGAGATTGCAAGGTAAAAGTTTACTAGTGTTTTACAATTTCCAACATGATAGGGATAGAATCAAGAGAACATTAGAAAAAAGTGATCTTGTTGTTAAAGAGTTGAAAACTACACAAGATGAGGATGATTGGAATGCTGGTAAAATTGATATTCTGTTAACACATCCAGCAAGTGCAGCTTATGGCCTGAATTTACAGGAAGGAGGAAACCATGTTTGCTGGTTTGGTCTATCATGGAATTTAGAACACTATCAACAGGCCAACAAGCGACTACACAGACAAGGCCAAAAAGAAAAAGTTATAATTCATCACTTAGTAACACAAGGAACACGTGATGAAGATGTAATGAGAGCCCTGGATAACAAAGCAGGAGTACAAGAAGAAATAATGCAAAGCCTGAAAGCTAGAATTAAGAAAGTCAAAGAGGGTGTTAAATAAATGGGTAAAAAGATTAAAAAGAACTCTTTCGGATTACCAAAAGTAGGAAGTAAGAAAGAGAAGAAAAAAGCAGCTGAACAAGTTGCTGATGAATTTATTAAAATTCAACGGATGGAAGCAAGAGGGGAAATGCTAACAGAGATTAGTTTAGTGTTAGCTTGGGTATTAAGAGCTAATTACGGATTTGGTAAAAAACGGATAACAAGAGTAGTATCTGAAGTATTTGAGCTAATGAGTGATACGAAAATGAAAGAATACGGTCAAGACTTATTAAGCATAGATGATATAAATCCTCAGTTGAAAAACGAAGTTAAATTAGATGTGTTAGCATTAATTGATGATTTAGCAGTAAAACATTTTAACAGGGTAAGCAAAGATGAAAAACGAAGTAGATAAGCTTATGAGAGAAAAAAATGTTAGTAACAAAGAGTTAGCAGCTCTTACCGGATTACATGTAAAAACAATACGAGAAATAAGAGCTGGAGCAGTAAATCCCAGATACAGTAGTTTAAGGAGGATAATAAAATGTTTAAAAACGCAAAACGGGTAGACGTGATAGAAACCACCTCGGATAAAGTGGAAAGCTATATTGAAGCTTATAAACGTGGAGAAATAATAGATTTACCACCATTACTAGAAACCGAAGAAATAAAAGAAATAAGCGTGATAGGTGGAACAGCAATGATTTATATATTTGATAAAAAGGAGATTAAAAACAATGATTAAAAGAATAATAAAAATTGAAACAACAAAAGAAATGGTAGCAAATGATATTAATGAATTAATTACAGGTAGTGACATAGATCAAGCACCATTAGAGGATAATGAATGTGTTGTAGATGTTCAAGTTTTAAATGTGAATGAAACACTAATAGCATTAGTTAAGATAGGAGAGAAATAATGAATGGTAGAAAAGAAATTAATGAAATAAAAGAAGGTTTGAAAGGTTTATTAGATAGATTAGATAGATTAGAAACATTAGAAAAAGCAAATTGTACTCCGTGTAGTCCGTTTAAGAAACCTTTTAAACTGACTTATCCTGAAGATGACCATTGGGTATTTTGTGTTGATAGCGATACTGGAGAAATAATCGAGGTGTATTATACTGCTAATAATACAACTGATAGATTTTTATTTGAACATGGATACTATTTCAAAACTAGAGGAGAGGCTGAACAGTATTTAAAAAAATGTAAGCTGATGTTTAAATTACAACAATGGGCGAAGATGAAAAACGGAGATTGGGAGCCTGATTGGAGTGATAATAATAAAGAGAAATATTATATTTTTTATTCAAACTCTGATAGGTGTTTAAAAATAAGCAGTG